CCCCCCAGTGTATCTATAGGCAATAGCAGTACACTGGGTTTGCCAAGATCAATGCAACGTTCTATGATTTTATCCTTTATGCTATATGGTGGGTTAGATATTAGATAATCGAACTCATAATCACGAGTTAAAAAATCTTGTATGCCCCATATAGCTTGTTTGTCATATTCTGTTGTAATTATCTTTGTGAAATTACTTTCAGCAGTGTCAAACGGTAATAAAATCCTATCGCCAGCATTTGGTGGGAATACCTTCAACATCGTTCTGACTACATAAGCTGGTGTATACCATTCATCGGAATAGGTGTTATTTATAAGTGCATGCTTAGTTGCCATTTTTCAATGCAGCTACTTCTGCTGTTAACGATTGAACTAATTTTTCAAGTTGGCTAATACGAGCATTTTCGCCTTTAGCTTCCGATACATAGTCGCTTCCTTTACCAACTTTAAAAGCGACGTTTGCAGTAAATTGCTTTTCAGCACCTAAGCTCATACCTAAGCCAAACATTGTTCTTTCATTAGGACGATAGAACGCTCCCAAGGCTACCGCATTTGCATTTCTATAGTGTCCATAAGACACCGCATAAGATGCTTTGTCATTGCGGTTAAAGTCCAATGGATGTAAACCGCTTAACGCCGCAGAGCTTGCGCCTAATTTGTTCAAACGTTGATTTGTTGCATTGATTTCGTTTAGGCCTGCTTGGCTTTGTGCTCTTAGTTGACGCATGTTAACTGCATCAGTGTCGACCACTCCATCCGATACATCGTGGATTTGTTGGCCACCTGTAGTAATGTTTTGAGTTGTAAATTCGATGTGCTTGCCGTTACTATCAGCAACCATGCCATCCATATTGAATTGAGCATTGTCTAAATTGTCTGTGTTTTCGACTTTAAAGCCGTTAGCACCGTAATTAGAGTTCACTTCACCGTCGAATACATGACTGCCGTTTTTACCAATATAGTTACGTTGTGGATCGTTAACAGTTCCGAGTTGAACGGAATTCATGTTAGCTAGGTCTTTATTCACATGAACGGCGAACTCCTTGCCACCATCAATATTTGTTGATTGTGTAACCGTTGTATTTGCTCCTTCTGCAACAGTAGTAAATTTAAGAGCGTTAATCACCGCATTTAGTTGAGAGCCGTTAATTGCGTCGGTAGATGTACCGTCTACTCTACCTGCTGCCACGTTGGTTAGTGTTCGCTTATAGTTTTGAACACCACCATTACCAGCTTTATTATTTGCTCCGATAGATACAGTACTGTTAGCTACACCGCCGGCGAAATCATATTTTTCACCGTTAATATAAATGCTGTCTGTAGATACCGCTTCCTCTGTGGTTGAGTTAGTTCCCAACGCTACAGAATTTTGTACATCGGCTAATGTGTTATTACCTAATGCTAGGCTATCTACTGCTACTGCTTGACCATGCGAGCCTAAAACAGTAGCACCTTGATTTTGAACAGTGTTATTAGAACCAAAAGCCAACATTTCTTTATTTGAGCCTTGAGCTTTGTTGTTATAACCAACAATCACGCCATGACCGCTTGCGATTGTTCCATTATTAGAACCGACTACAGTCGCATTTTCAGCGTTTACTGTATTAGTTCTACCTAATACTACTGTTGACTCACCATTTGCATAAGCACCGTTACCTATTGCAATAGTGTTGTAGGCAGCAGTACGAGCTTGACTGCCGATAGCTACTGTATATTCAACAGTAGCTTCCGCATGTGCTCCATAAGCGAAACTATCACGGCCTAACGCTTTACTATCATTACCACCGGCGAACGAATTCGTGCCGGCTGCGATATTGTTTTCACCAAACGCCACCGCATTATTTCCTTTAATAGTATTTTGATACCCTACAACACCTGCACTTTTAACACCAGTTTCTACAACGTTATCAGTACCACCTACAAAGTTATTGTCAGCAGCTAATACGTTAACTGCTAACGCACTGATTGTTAGTGTTGCCATCATTACTTTTTTATTTGTATTCATTGTTAATCTCCTGTGATATAATCAAATTGGTTAATTTTTAACTGTGGACGTTCTACTAATGCCAGTTAGTGGACGTCCTTTTTTAGTTCGTGAAACATAATGCTTATTGCAGCTATCATGCACACGATTAATAAAGCCCATGTTGCAGATGTTAATTCGTACCCTTGCACATCGGAACCCTCAATAATTCCGTATGACGCGATACATAACATCGCCGATACCCATTTCATCTGTTTCACCTCCTTTCAAATTTCGTTAACTAGCACCAACATTTCACTAGTTACTTTTCTGATTTTTTGCTTTAACTCGTCATTTTCGGTGGCGAGTTTTTTATTTTCTAATTTAAGTTGCCGATAGTTGTAAGGTGTGAACTCGTCTTCAATACCTATGAATGCGTACACGTCTTTTACGTTGAATAACACTCTACCGATATTCTTTATTGCCGGTAATTTACCGCTGTTCCTTAATTCATATATCGTTTGTGGTGTTACTTTTAACAATTCAGCAACTTCATTCACTGTATAGACAAGATCCATAATCAAATACCTAACAACGCTTTAATTTCGTAGCAACGATTTAAGAATGAAACTAATATCCAACGTTCTTTAGTTGATGCCTCGACGTTGTTCATAATGTTTGCTACTGCGTTTTCAAATCGTACTATCAACTTCAAGAAATCTTTTTTACTTTCGCCCCAATGTGTAACGATAATCAGTCCGTATCGTTCATACATTTTCACCACTTCTTCGTCTGAAACGAATTGCCAAAACTCATTTTTCATATACATATCCTTTCCACATATTGTGAACTTCTACGATAAAAAAATATCTTGCATGTTTAGACTTGTATCCACTTCGTTAAATTTAGTAAATATAAGACCTATTTCACGTTGATTAAAGTTTCTTCTTCCATTCTCCTTTAAACTATAAGCGCCTTTTGTAATGCCTAACACATCGGCTAATTCTTGTTGACTAAACCCTAGCGCATGTCTCAGTTTAATCAACTTTTCTTGCTTCATTATATCCCTCCTCGTTTACATTTTGTTAACTACCTTATGACTGTATTGTAGTATACATTTTGTAAACAATCAAGTAAAAGATTTATAAATTCCACATATTGTGATTTTACAATTTGTTTACAATTATATATAATCAAACCACGGAGGTATACAAAATGAAAACTATGGGAGCGAGGCTAAAAGAGCTGAGACTAAAGCACAATTACACAGGCGAAGAAATAGGACGTAAATTGCAAGTATCTAAATCTGCTATATCGATGTGGGAGAAAGATTTACGCTCCCCTAGTGCTGACTTAATAGAAAAGTTCGCTACTATCTATGGAGTGTCTACCGATTATATAATTACTGGCAAAGATAATAACATAACAAACGATAGTTATTATTACGATACAGAAGTTGCGGAACTCGCCGAGCAGATTAAAAACGATCCTGAGTTACGAATACTGTTAGATGCAAAACGAAATTTATCAAAGCAAGATATGAAAGCTATTATAAATATCACTAAATCGCTTTTACAACGCGAGCGAGGAGATGAATAACACTAACTATATAGGGAGATGATTAGTAGTGATTAACACAATTTATAGTAACGATTTACCTTTAACGTGTGGTGGCTTTGCCAGGAAGAATGAAGATGATAGTTATACCATAGTTCTTAACCCTAAACATTCCTACCACCAGCAACGAGCAACATACATGCACGAGCTATTACATATCGTGAACAGGGACCACGATTCGGAAAAGCACGTGAACTTCATTGAAAGCATGAGACATAATATATAAACATAATTCTTATAGCGGAGAGTATCTTATGAACGATTTCAATGTACTAGAACAAGAATTCTTTAATACAATAAAAGCAATTCAACCAGGTTTCAATCATGAAATGTATCGTCTATGTGATGGCACCATTGATTTTGAAATTGGTAGAGTTAAGCTAACCGGTCGCAAGTATAAAATTCAACTACAATTAGATGATGGCGCTATATGGTTAACAGGTACAAAAGAGGATATATTTAACGCTATCCCTTTAATGTTATCTACTACCCTACAAAGCGTTATGCTAACCTCATCAAATAAAAAGAAATTAATATATATAGGTAGCGAAGATGCAATATAACTTTACTGTTCGCAAGAAAGACAAAGGCTATCAAATTATTGTAGGGTATAAAATAGGCCGTACATGGAAGCAAAAGTCAAAGCAAGGTTTTAATACGCAACGTGAAGCCAAGGCATACGGCGAGCAGATTTTAGACGAAATAAAAAAGAATGTTATATCACCGCTTGACGATACAATGCAGGACATAACATTCATAGACTTCTATTCAGTTTACATGAATGAAAAGCATGAGCTGTCAATCAACTCACGCCAAACATACGATAATATAATTCATAAAGACTGCACGAAACTTCATAATATGATGGTTAAAGATATTACTCATAAGGATATTATGAACGTATTAGTTAGCTCTAATAAATCGGCAGCAAGTAAAAACCTTTGCATTGTATTATTAAAAGCTATATTCAAGCACGCTATATCGCCGTACAGGCTTATTAGAGATAATCCATGTGCTAGTATTAAGAAATATAAAAAAGCGTCAAATAGCGATGTTAATACGATTAGCAACGAAGATATGGATACACTATTTAATAACATTAAAGATAAATACCCTATTTATTATCTCGTATGCTGTATCGCTCGTTATACTGGAGCGCGCTATGGTGAAATAGTCGGCTTATGTTGGGAAGATATAGACTTCGATAACAAAACAATTTCTATCAATAAGCAATGGTCTCGCAAGACGGATCATGAACACGGCTTTAAAACACCTAAAAGCGTTAACAGTATTAGAACTATTCCTATACCTCAAATACTAATAGATGAATTAAATAGTATTAACAGTAATAAAACTGGTCGCATATTCGACTTCAAGAATAGCAGTACATCACGAGTGAATTATATTATAAGTAGGTATCTACAAGATAAAACAATTCATATGTTTAGGCATACCTACGCTACTTCCCTACTAGCTAACGGCGTTGATATGCAAACTGTAGCCAGCTTATTAGGAGATGGACTGAATACAGTGATTAATACCTATATTCACTATTCGCAAGAAATGCGAAATAATGCTGCCAAAAGCGTTGAAAATATCTTTAGTCGATAAAATTTTTGACGTATATATGACGAAAAGAGGAAGAACCCTTATTTTATCAAGGTTCTTCCTCTTATTTTTATAACTATATAATTATATCGTAAAT